ACCGAGAATAGTCAATGTTGTCCGCGTTTTCTATAAGATAATCTAATACCGACTTAAGACCTTCAGCAAGAGCTCGACCGATGTCTTTTAACGCCTCTCCGACACGCTCAGCTACCGGCCCAAAACCACTAAGACGATCTTTAACGCCGCTTATTATAGGACCAAGTCCTTTAAAATTTTCTTTTGCATCAGCAAGGAATTGATTAATTCTTCTACCATCAAAAGTTTCAAAGTACTCTAAAAATTTACCAACTAAATCGGAACTTTTGGCACTATCTGTTATGTTGGCAATACTATCAGAAATTCCCTCAAAAGCTTCTTTAATGCTCTCCCAACTAATCTCCTGAAACCATGCTATAATTTGTTGGACAAATTCTAATTTGATTATTTCTTCATATAAAGCTTTTGCGGCAAGAGCCAATAGATAGAACGGCGCCACAACAGCTGTAAGAACACTAAGAGCACTTCGCCAAAACGTTATAAAATCAGCTCTCTCTAAATCTTGAAGCCAAGCAACAACGTCCTTAACCACTTCCAATTCATAGAACGCATCTACAAGTTTTTGAGCTTCGTTTCTGAACTCTCGAATACTCTCGAGAATGTTGGAAACGACGGTATCAAAGAAACCGGTCTCAGCAGCAAACTCTCGAAAAGCAAAAACAGCATCGCCAATGTTTGCTAACCACGAAAAGAAACCCTCGCCTCCCGCTTGCAAACCAGGAATCAATGCAGCCAACGGTTTTAGTAACGCGAAGATAACCAAACGCACAACGTCAAATGCCGCGGCAAAACCTCTAATAATTCTCTTAAACGTTCCTGTGCTCTCTGATGCCATTTTGATCTTTTCAGAGAAAGATAGAAAAGCATCAGTTATGGCCAACAAGTCAGCACCTCTAAGAGGTCTGAAGACATCTTGAATCGCAGATCCAAAAGCACCCAAGATGTTCTTTGCTGCTTCTAGTATGTTAAAGAATCCTTCTATAGCTTTAGTCCGACCGCCCATAAGTTTCCAAAAGCTAAGTAAGCGGTTTCTAGCATTTGAAGTGTCAGCAATCATGTCGCTAAAGAAGTCACCCAGACTACCCCAAAGCTCTTTAGCCTCGTTAAAGTCACCGAAGATGATTGCCCACGTCTGTGCCCAACCACTTCCTAGAACCTCGCTCAAAGTATCTTTAAGAGCGGACAATGTCTTAATCTTTGTTGCCGAATCAAGAGCCATCTCAGCCAACGCTTGAATCTGGACAATCTGCTCCTCGGTATACCCCATCTGTTCTAACTGCGCATCGCTAAGATCACCCGTCATCTTTTGAAGAGTTTCCAGCATAATCTCAGAAGACAGCCAACCCTCTTGTAGAGAGAATCGGAAACCACCGTTCTTCTCTAGCATAGCGTCAACAGCGACACCATGTACTCGGGCGGTCTCCACAAGAGAATCTCTAAAAATCTGCCCACCCATACCGGCATTCTCAACACTTATCCAATCTTGTAGTCGGACCACACCACTCGAGATGGCTTGAGACAACTGGTACATAGCTGTAGCAGCTTGAGTCGCGTTGGCACCGGAAAGAGCAGCAACATTAGCGATACCTTTAATCGCTCCCACACTAGTTTCCAAGTCCACACCAGCTGTGGTAAACTTGCCAATACTATCTACCATTTGACTGAAGTTATAAATAGTCAAATCGGCGTAATTATTAAGCTCGTCAAGAGCGCTCGTAACATCTTCCAAATTAGTACCAGCTTTGGCCGTGTTTGCTAAGATCGTCTGAATGGCGTTTAGTTGAATTTCATACTCTTCTAAACCAGTAGTAAGAGGAGTAGTAACTAAAGTACTAACTAATGACTTTCCAATACCTAGGATGGCACTAGCGATGGAAGTAGCAATGTTAGCAACAACCGCAGCAGCAGCTACTCCCATCAGACCCATTTTAGCATTGATGGAAGAGATGCCTTCCACCATACTACTAAAGTCTATATTAGAAGACCTTTGTAACTCAGCTAAACCCGTTTGAGCGTTATTAAATTCAAACGATTTCTTAAAATCTGCTAAATCCTCTATGGATTCACGAATTCCTTTACGGAATTCTCTGGCATCAAACACCATTTGAACAATTTCTTTTTCAATGGTAGTAGAGCTCATCGGAGTGCCTCCTCCAGTAGTCTGTCACTTAAGGCATCATATATAGGTCTAAGAGCGGGATTAATAAAATCTTTTCCACTAACAAAGGTACCCCCTCTAGTACCGTGTCCATATTGTATTAAAAGAACCAAAGGAGCGGTTCCGGCCATCTCACTATTTGTCCAAATAAGTTTATAGCGCTCTCTGCTTCCTTTTATTTTATAAGACCATTTACCAGCCGTTTCTCCAGTAAGTGCTGGGGTTGCTGCGGCTAAAGCTTGTACACCTAGTCGTCCATACTGTACTAGGATAGACTTCGCATCAAATTTATCTAATTTATCTAGAAACGCGATCGTCTTTTTAAATTCGGGTTTTTTTGTAACTTTTATCATCCAGCAGCTCGCCTCTTTTTGTTTAATCCGTGTCTGTATCTGGCGGCCTCTACGGTTGACATCTTACCGCCTTTAGCTTCCGATTGTTCCTTAACATTACAAACATCAATTAGCATTAAAAGACGATTAAAATGCCACATCTGACATTCCAAAGGTATCCCAAACTTAATCATCCAGTAATATATCAATTCTGTTGTTACGATTTGTCTAGATGGTGGTGAAATTCCTTTTCGATGAACGGTTGTGGCTGAGTTACGTTTACTAATATAAGTTTTAACTTCTTCTCCATGGTTTTGCAAAAGAATATCTGGAATATAGTGTGGAACATCACCGATAATCATACATTCAATATAGTGTCGTTCCTCTACAAGACCAGAAACCCCGGTCGTCACACCCGGTACTCCCAAATATGGTTTTTCCCAAAACGATTCCCACTTTGCTATTGAAATGAGAGAATGCTCCATACGTATAGTAAGAGGCTTTGTTTGAAAGAACACTTCCTCCTTTGAATTGTAAAACTCTTGTTCTTCCACCTTAATTACAAGCATTCTCTCATCTCCAACTACTGACGTGGTCTTTCTTTTACCTCATCTATAGTGGTCTTTGATAAGAGCGCGTTAAAGAACGTAGCTGCTTTATCTGCATTCGTAACCAACTCTACAAATAACGAACTATAGGCAGCCGACTGATAAAACAGATCGACCAGTTCAGGATCTTTGACGAAGTATCGGCCATCATCACTCTTTTCGCCATAAGACGCCCGAATTACATCTTCGAATAGATTTAGAATATCCTGCGGGTTGACTTTTTCATCTAGGTTGTTAATGTACTCTTCTAAACCACCCGGGAACTTCACATCGAGTCGGACAACTTCAGGTTCTGTAAGATTAAAATATAAAGTGTCTTCTCGCGTGTTTCCGTCAAAGTCTATATACTTAATGGCTTTTTTTAACATGTTTCAAATCTCCTTTTAAGGTTAAATATTAAACCGTGGCTAAAGTTAACAAAGCATCCGGAAGAGGTAGATACGCATCGGTTGGTGTATCCTCGCCCCATAACGCGATTTCAACAGCAGCGAGTTCCGGCGCACCAAGATTTCGCGAATCAAGAACGATTTTGGACACGGGCAACTGGCCCGTCATAGCGGCAGGGGTGGTCTTAAACTCCCAACTGAAAGTCGCAGCCTCAGGCGAATCATTGATGGTCGCTCGAGAAACCTCTGATGGTTGTATAAGACAGCCATAAATAACATGAAGTTTATAGGCATCCTGTTGGCCCGCAGCTTCATTACCCACCCACGTTCGATAGCTTATACCAAACGCCGTACGTGTCTGTTGACCAACAACCATACCTGTAACAGCTTCCTCGATACCATCACAAACCAGAAATTCATCTGGATAGGTGTAGGCCTCGATGGAACCATCAAAGATTTCAGCAGAAATCAACTGAGCATATTTGACATTATTGGCCCACAAGTCAGTCGGCTCGGCTCCACCAGGCTTCTCAGCAAGATTTATAAGACCTTCCCAAGCAACACCAAGTGGATAAGCGCCGGATCCGTCTCGTACGTACAAGACGCCACGATCCAGACCAGACTCGTAAAACTTTAAAGTACTAACATTCCAAACAAGTAATTCGGCCATAATTTGTTTTTCTCCTATGTAATAGAGTTTACTGATAGAGTGAATACGTCATGAACAATATCTGAACTAACGTAAGAAGTATTACTATAAATAACAATCCCAGCTTGGTTCACCAAACCAAACATGTTTCTTGTGCCGTAACCGGGAAGATCACTAAGAATAGTGACTTGAAACCGGGTTCCAACAACATAGGGATTATTATTAGAATAACTCGGTTCTGACGCTTTGGGTTCATAAATTATACACGGACGATCTAACTTCAGATTACCCGAAGGTCTATAATATAGACCTAAATCCGGATAAGCTGTTTCTAACAGTGAATGTAAATATAATCTTACATCTTCATCATCCATTGTATAAACCCCCAAGAGCCAGTTCGATACGAGGTCGCTTATATTCTATAGAAACCACGGACCACTTCCGCATTTGCCAAATAATATAAACGACCTCTGAGAAGTCGATAATCGAATTTTCGGGGGTAACTATACTTAAGACGTGTCTTGCAGAAACGGAATCTCGTTGTTCATGACTTTGCCATCTAGCAGACAAGTTCCGCATTTCGCCGGTTATTTCAACCTCTTCTATATTCGGTTCAAATATGCCGGGACTGGTTTCTACGGAACCACGATCGATACCTATAGAACCCCTGAATTTAGTCATTAGGCGGTCTTCGCTGTAACCAACTCGATAGCCATAGCCGACAATGGATTAACCAAGGCACCGCTGACACGAGTTTCGTACAGATAAGTGAACTTGTTGTAATCCAGATCGAAGTCGTCGAAGAATGCCGTCTGACCACCCTTGTCCGCACCGATGACATAATCACCCAGATTGATAATAACACCAAGTGTAGCGATAGTGTACGTTCCCGTGGGAAGTCCCGGAGGATCGACAATACCCGCACGACTCATAGCCGACATCGGTGGAATCTCGACAATATTACCCACGCGCAAAGCCTCAGCTAGAGACGACGCAGTCGGGTGAAGACGACGATTGTCTGTGTCTCGGACCAGTAGCAATTTGGCCAACACTTCAGGCTGACAATAGAACGTCGGGCTTCCACTACCGCGATAATCCTTACGAGCATCAGCAATATAGTCGATCAACTCGATCGTCTCGGTCGCAGTGAAGTCGACCAGAAGTTGTTCGTTGGCGACATCGTTGAAGATCTTCGAAATGGTATAGACCGCGTCATCATTGTAGATGGGACGAACATTCGCGGCCAGGATCGCGTCGGCTCCGGTGTCATTACGTCCGTCGCTGATCAGGATAGCACGAGCAAGTTCCTCTCGCAACATCAGACGCATCTCACCCTTCAGCCACATCACAACGTCGAAGTCAGTGATGTCGATGATGTCGTCGCGGTCAAGCTTCTGCAGTTTGTAGATGGTTTGCGGAGTAGTAACTCGCTTAAGTACAGCGATCACTTCCTCAACCTTCTGGGCAGCAGTTACATAACCCTTCGCACGGGCATCTGCCCCAGTGATGTCAGCATACTGACTCTTAATACGAGCGAACGGACGGGTTTTGCAGGCGCTTAGCACTTTCTCAACCCACTCCATTGGACGACTATAGAACTGCGGTCCGCCACCTTTAACATCCTGAGCATCAGGGAACATATTGTCAAGATCAGTAATGCTGTGAGTCAGGATAATTTCATGAGCCGCGAAAACATCTCGCAACGAACCCGCACGCGTTTCTTTAGCAATCATAAGAGCCTTTGAAATACTCTCGTGTGATAATTTTTGATCGCCGTCTTCTTCTTCTCCGCCGCCAACGTCAAAAATATTGTGCGTAACTTTTTTGGGCATAGGATCTGTGTCTCCTTGTGAAAGATTTTCTTCTTGGCTGAGTTCCCCAGCCATATAATATAAAGTATTTTTCTGTTCTTCTGACAAAGTCTCAAAGACTTCTTGGACTGTCGGACCGGTACCATCTATAGCATTCGGCTTCGTTGGGGGTGTTTTCTCTCCCGTAACTGCAGAATGAAGTAGCACATTAAAGAGTCTTTCTTGCTCAGGCGTTAAAGACTTCACAATGGTGGCAACAGTACTATCGTCCTCATGAGTAACCTTATCTTCGACTTTCTTCTCGTCTTCCTCCTCTTCTTTAACTTTAACTAGATCTATTGAGAAAGTGGTATGAATAATAACACCAACCTCAATAAACGACTCTGGATCAAGAGGATCGTCCGAGTGTCTTACAACATCGTCGATGTAAGCACCGGGATTCTTGCCAGCTAAAACAAGGCTGACCTCTCGAATTGTTCCTTTTTTAACTTCTCGACGAAGAGTTCCATTCTCTACAGAAAGCGTCTTCTCATCAAGTTGATTTGCCCAAACGGACAAATGTTTAATGTCCTCATTATTGACAAGAAGTTTTGCCCGCTTGCCCTCGTCGGTATCATTAAAAATGGCCTTAACTCGCATACCGGAGGGATCACTACTAACACCTAAGCTAGCGTGACCAACCACATTACGAATGTCCTCGTGACGATGTCTCCATACCATTGGTATTACTTGGCCGGTTTGATGATCAAAGGCACCCTTTTTAATAATTCTGCCGTCCTGACATAGAACATCATATGCAGTGGCAATTCCACTAAAATCATAAAGATCAGGCATGTTTTTTACTCCTTATTACCTATCGGTTCTTCTTTTACTTGTCCATTTGGAGAAGGCTCGACGGCTTTGTTAAGATTCTTATTTCTTAATACGTCCGCTTCGGGATCTTCACTTGGTACTAGCCCAAATACCGCTCTAACCTCGTTAGAACTCATTATTTCATTGCGCGTGAGTTTATCAATAGCATCAGCTGTAGTCTCAAGCGGTGCCATTTTGAACAAATTCGGAAAAACCATTATCGAGTTTCCTTGACTAATTGCTGTTCTGCTAAAGAAGGCGCCAACCATGCCGTCAGTCAATGACTTCATAATTGGTAGGATAGTTCTATTGTTATA